CTTTCTTTGGTTTATATGTAGGTAAACCATCTACTATATCAACTACAAGAAGAAAAAAATAGGTGTTATCTTTTAGTGAAGACAGGTTAGTTGAGCAACTTGTAAGGCATGAGGGTATTAGACTTAGTGTATATCAGGATATTTTAGGTATTGATACAATTGGAGTTGGAAGAAATATTGAAGATAGAGGTTTTTCTGAATTTGAGCTAGATACATTAAATAAAACCCTAGAAGAAATTTATGAAGAAGGTATTACTGAAGAAGACGCATACTTTCTTTTAAAAATAGATATTAATATTATGGCAAATGAATTGTTTAAGGTAAGGCCCATTACTAAACTTGTAGATTCTATTCGACAGCTTGTATTAATGGATATGGCCTTTAATATGGGTGTACCTAGATTATGTAATTTTGTTAAAATGTGGGCAGCTTTAGAACAATACGACTATGATTCCGCCGCTAAGGAAATGCTGGATTCTAAATGGGCTAAACAAGTAAAAACAAGAGCAATAAGATTAGCTTATTCTATGAAACATGGAGTATATGTACACTAATGAAAAAGAGAACTGTATATAGCATAGTAGCAGCAATTGTAATACTTTTTAGTTCTTATGGCGTACTAGTTACTTGGCGTCCACATTCAACAGAAGGGCTATTTAAGTTTGATTGTTGTGCATGGACAGAAGATAAACCTAAGAAAAAGGTAAAATGAGCAAAAACCTAACAGAAAAACAAGCAGCCTTTCTTGCGGCACTCTTTGATGAGGCAGCGGGAGATGTAGTGAAAGCTAAATTAATAGCTGGTTATTCAGAGAATACCAGTACTACAGATATTGTTAAGGGTTTGCGAGATGAAGTATTGGAAGCTACGCAGCTATTCATGGCTCGTAATGCTCCTAGGGCAGCTATGGCTATGGTCAGTGGTATTACAGACCCAACAGAGCTAGGCATAAAAGAAAAGATGACTGCTGCAAGAGAACTATTAGATCGAAGTGGATTAGTTAAAACTGAGAAGTTGCAAGTAGAAAGCTCTGGTGGTATAATGCTATTACCAGCTAAAAATACTTCGGATGATGACTAGAGAAGTAGGTGTCTGGAAATTACCACAGCCTACGGATTTAAAAGATGAAGGCGAATGGTTAAAGATACCAAGAATTGCTAGGACAATTCCTTTTGGATATATACTAGATACTGAAGATAAGGAACTACTGTTACCTGTATCCTTGGAATTGGAAGCATTAGAACAAGCCAGAAAATACGTAAAACAATATTCGTATAGAGAGGTAGCTAACTGGTTAAGTACACGTACTGGTCGTTACATTTCACATGTAGGATTAAGGAAAAGATTAGCCAATGAGCGACAGCGTAAAGATCAAGCTACAAGCCTCCGCAGATGGGCAGACTATGCGAAAAAGGCAATCCTCAAGGCGCAAGCCATCGAAGAAGAAAGAACAGGTGCAAGAAGCACAGCAGAGTAAGATACATATAGATAAAGAAGATGCAATAGAAGATACACATGTTATTATCTTTAAACCTAATGACGGACCACAGACTGAGTTTTTAGCTGCTAACGAAAGAGAAGTATTATACGGAGGAGCAGCAGGAGGTGGTAAATCATATGCGATGTTGGCTGATCCATTACGTTATATGGGTCATCCCAGCTTTAGCGGCTTATTATTACGCCATACAACAGAAGAATTAAGAGAGCTAATATTTAAGTCGCAGGAACTGTATCCGCAAATCTGGCCGGGAATTAAATGGTCAGAAAGAAAGATGCAGTGGGTCGCGCCATCTGGTGCTAGGTTATGGATGTCTTACTTGGATAGAGATGAGGACGTAGCTAGGTATCAGGGTCTGGCATTTAGCTGGATAGGCTTTGATGAGTTGACACAATGGGCTTCTCCATTTGCATGGAATTACATGCGATCTCGTCTACGATCCACTGCTCCTGATTTGCCTATCTATATGAGGGCAACTACTAACCCCGGAGGTAGGGGGCATAGCTGGGTTAAGAAAATGTTTATTGATCCTGCTGTACCAAATAGAGCATTTAGTGCTACCGATATTGAAACTGGTCAGCCAATGCTTTATCCTGAAGGGCATAGTAAAGAGGGAGATGCTTTATTTAGACGTAAGTTTATACCTGCTATATTAGCAGATAATCCTTATTTATCAGAGTCTGGTGATTATGAAGCAATGCTTCTATCTCTGCCAGAACAACAACGGCGACAGTTATTAAATGGCGACTGGGATATAAAAGAAGGCGCAGCATTTACAGAGTTTAATAGAGAAATACATGTAGTTGAACCTTTTAATATCCCTTCTAATTGGGTTAAGTTTAGAGCATGTGATTATGGTTATGGTTCGTATAGTGCAGTAGTTTGGTTTGCTGTAGCACCAGATGAACAACTAATTATTTATAGAGAACTATATGTATCTAAAGTTTTAGCTGCTGATTTAGCAGATATGATTTTAGATATAGAACAAGAAGATGGAACAATTAAGTATGGAGTATTAGATAGTTCTTTGTGGCATAAAAGAGGGGATACTGGACCTAGCCTAGCTGAACAAATGATTATGAAAGGATGTAGATGGCGTCCTTCAGATAGAAGTAAAGGCAGTAGAATATCTGGTAAAAATGAAATACATAGACGTTTACAGGTTGATGAGTTTACAGAGGCACCAAGGTTAGTACTTTTTAGTAATTGTGTAAATCTTATATCACAATTACCTGCTGTACCACTTGATAAGAATAATCCAGAAGATGTAGATACAAAATCGGAAGATCATTTATATGATGCATTACGATACGGTGTAATGACAAGACCAAGATTTAGTATATTTGATTTTGATGTTAATTTATTAAATAAAGGATATACACCTGCTGATGCAACATTTGGGTATTAAGGAAAATTAAATGGCCGAAGATGAAGATAATGCAATAATTGAAGATCAAGGTATGTCTATGGAAGATGTTCGTACTTCTTCAGTGGAAGAAGATATAAATAATAGCCCCCTTGTTAGGTTTGTGCAAGATAGATATTCTCGTGCAAAAGATTATCGTGATATGGATGAAGAACGGTGGTTAAAGGCATATCGCAATTATAGAGGTTTGTATAGTCAAGATGTTCAATTTACAGAAGCAGAAAAATCTAGGGTCTTTATTAAAGTAACTAAAACTAAAACATTAGCTGCGTATGGTCAAATTGTAGATGTACTATTTGCTGGTCAAAAGTTTCCTTTAAGTATCGAACCTACTAAACTTCCAGAAGGCGTTACTGCAAATGTAACTTTTGATCCTAAAGAACCAGAACAGTTAAAAGAGATGACTAATCCTTATGGACATAGGGATGATGGAAATGAATTGGCTCCCGGTTCAACAATTAATAATTTAGAACTGGGACCGCTAGAAGAAAAGTTAGAAGGTATTGATGTCGAAGAAGGTATAGGTGTTACTCCTTCTGCTGCTACATTTAGTCCTGCTATGGTAGCTGCTAAGAAGATGGAAAAAAAGATTATGGATCAGCTTGAAGAAAGCAATGCTTCCAAACATCTTCGTAATACTGCCTTTGAAATGGCTTTATTTGGAACAGGTATTATTAAAGGTCCATTTGCAATTAATAAAGAATATCCAGATTGGTCAGAAGAAGGTGAATACAATCCTAAAATAAAAATAGTTCCTCAACTTAATCATGTGAGTGTGTGGAATTTTTATCCTGATCCAGATGCAAATAATATGGATGAAGCTCAGTATGTAGTTGAGCGGCATAAATTAAGTAGGACACAATTACGTGCTTTAAAACGTAGACCTTTCTTTAGAGAGAATGTTATTGAAGAATGTGTTGAAATGGGAGAATCCTATTTAAAAGAATCGTGGGAAGATACCTTAGCTGATTATCAAATTCACCACGATGTTAATAGGTTTGAAGTATTAGAGTATTGGGGTATTTTAGATAAAGATTATCTTGATTCAGAAGAGGTAGACTTACCTAAAGAATTTAATGACGCAGATCAGGTACAGGCTAATATATGGATGTGTCAAGATAAGATAATTAGACTTGTAATAAATCCATTTAAACCTGTACGTATTCCTTATATGGCCGTTCCTTATGAATTAAATCCATATAGTTTCTTTGGTGTAGGTATTGCAGAGAATATGGAAGATACGCAATCTCTTATGAATGGCTTTATGCGTATGTCAGTAGATAATGCTGTACTATCGGGTAATTTAATTATAGAAGTTGATGAAACTAATTTAGTACCGGGACAAGATTTATCTGTTTATCCCGGTAAAGTATTTAGGCGGCAAGGTGGGGCACCGGGGCAAGCTATCTTTGGAACTAAGTTCCCGAATGTCTCTAATGAGAATTTACAATTGTTTGATAAGGCCAGACAGCTTGCCGATGAGAGTACCGGCTTCCCTTCCTTTGCACATGGTCAAACAGGTGTAGCAGGAACAGGTAGAACAGCAAGCGGAATTAGTATGTTAATGAATGCTGCGTCCGGTGCAATTAAAAATGTTATTAAAAATGTAGATGATTATTTGTTACATCCATTGGGTGAAGGTTTCTTTCAGTTTAATATGCAGTTTGATTTTAATCCTGAACTTAGAGG